CCCTTGGGACCACCAAGTATGTCTACTTCTTGACAATACAACAAAGGTAACAGGCCCAATTTTGGCTGCCAATCCAGCTGTATTTTACCCAGCCCGCTGCCCTCAAGATGGGAGAGACTCTCAAATGGATTGTCTGCTGCAATCAATAGGTTTAGATTTTTGGGCAGATGCTCTAGTGTGGTCAATCTGTTGCTGCTCACATTCATCATCCCGGCCACATCAGGAGCACCCTCTAGGCTCGCAAGCTGATTGTCCTTGCAGCTGAACATCAAACTTACCACCCTAGGAGCACCTTCTAGGCTTGTTAGCTGATTGTCTCCCACAAAACAACTGCTTTGCACGATAGTGGGAAATCCAGCCAGTGTGGTCAAGCCAGCTCCGGTGGCGTGTAGTGTACCGCCCATTAGTTGCTTGAAACGCACTCCAGATCTGTCAAACGGAGCCAAGATTTTGAGATCGCCTACTATTGTCCATGTGCCGTCTTTGTTTTGTTGTGCCTGGCCAGTGGTGTAGGCGTTGCCTCCAGTCAGTTGTCTAAGCCTATCTTTATCTTTTTGCCCCATCACATATGCCCAAATGTTTTTGGTACTTGTCCGAGTAGCCCGCAAACTTGTTGAAAGTCCTGTTCAGTGGTAGCCACATAGAATACTTTGTCCTTGTGTTGTCGCCATAGATCAAGGAAGTTCTTGCCATGAGCGCCGTCGTAGTCGGCCAGCAACATGATGTTGTAACCTGCGTTGGCCATGGTGCTCAAATCGGCCTTGAGTTGGTCAGTGAAGAGAGTTCCACCGCTAGAGGCCTTGGTGAGTACATTCTTCCACCCAGTTTCTATCTGTCCTTTGGGCTTGTTTTGTATAATTTCCTCCATTGAAGTCACAGGTGCATAGTTGTTTTTGCCCATGTTGACCACAAAATATTTTTGTGAGTCAGTGAAGAAGGCCAAGCCAATGGGTGCATTGATCTGCCCCATTTGAGTCAACATAGCTTGCGACTCTCTCAAAACACGAGGAATATGAGTCCACATGCTGCCGCTGGTGTCGATCACCAACATGATCTTCACCTGTTGTTCTTCAAGAGTTTTCTCACCTGGCTTCACAGCAGCAGCACCAAGAGCCTTGGCTATCACAGCTCCGGTAACATTGCGTCTGCTGGGTTGGCTGTAGGTGATGTCAGTTTGTTGCACACTGCTGCTGATCATCATTTTGATCAAACTTTTCCAGTTGAAACGCGGCTTGATAGCTGCTATTTCTTTGGCTCTGTCTTCAAAACCGCCAAACTCGCCGGGTTTGTCGCTCACACCACTGCCACCGGGGCCTCCTGAGGAAGCCTTGCCTTTCTTCTCTTGGGCTTTTTCTTCAGCTTCCTTGTCGCTGCCAATTTCTTTTCTACGGCTCAGTTTCTCTTCGATGTCTTTGTTGATGTCTTCTTGACTTGGTTCTTTGCCGGGGCCGGGCGAATCCCCATCGGGTTTATCACCAGGTTGATCGCCGGATTCATCACTAGGGTCTCCAGGCTCACCGTGATCATCCATGTCTGCTATATCTTTGAAAGTCTGTTGCAAAGGCTTGGGCAGTTTCTTCAGCTCGTTGTGCACCAAATCAACCATGTCCTTGTAGGTCTCTTGACGGTCAGCATTGATGTGATCGCTGAACAAACCAATGGGCAACTGTTCAAAGCCATTCTTGACCAACATATAGTTGCTGCGGAAGTCCGAGGCATAGTTGTGTTCTGTTGGTGTGTATTGAGGCAAGCGCCGTCCGTGATTGAAGTCTCCGTAGCTGTAGTGCAGCAGTTCGTGCAGGATCAAAAACTCAATGTAGGCATAGCAGTCAGGAATTGGTCCCCCGTTGCTCTCATACTTGAGACCCTTGGGCTTCAACCCTTCAACTGTGGCCCAGTCCATCAACTTTTGCATAAACGGCACATTGAAGATAAAATCGCCCTTGGCTGTGGCAGTAGCAGTACCTATTCGGTTATATTTCTGAAATTGAGCCTTGTTGCTGGGAACCAAGATGGGATTGACATCAAACACATAATCCACGTCGCCGGGCTGACGCAGAGGAAAGAATTGCTCATTTTCCAGCTGAATCATCTCCACCAACTTGTGGAATATGGCAGGATCAAATTTGGGCAAGTTTTCTTCTCGGCTGTGCTCGATGAGATCAAATGCTGCATTGCTGGCTGCATTTTTGGCTGCTGTGTCATAGAGAAGATAGCTGTATTTCTTCATCTCCTCTATTTTGTCAATCTTGTTTTGCATCTCTGCGTCAATGAGAGCAGCCGGCACGCCTGTTTTGGCACTGGCAGCGTTGACTATATCACGTATGTGCGGATCGGCCAATTGACTGCTCTTGAAAGGCACCTTGCCCGGTGCGGCTCTTGTGATGTCATAAGCCTCTACCAATCTGCGAGACACAGCTCGGGCCTTTGAGACCAAAGCATGTGTCCGTCGGTCAGCTTCTAGTAATGCATGAGTGATCTTACTAGGCATTTGTTTGTTTCCAGTTTTGCAGCTTGCCGATAGCTATCTTGTGATCTTCTGGACGCAACAAACGACCAATCTTTTGAGCAGTCAAGTTTTTGAGATTCTTCACAGCTTCGGTGATGTCACTGCTGAGATTGTAGTGGCGTGCAGCAATCAACAGCTCGTTGATCATATACTCCATCTTGCTGACTACGTCTTTGGCCACCATCACCTTGCCATCTTTGTAGTGTTTCATGGGATGTGTGTCTATGAGCACCCCAATGGCATGCTCTTCTTTTTTGATCAACTTGTCCACATAGTTGCTGAGTTCTTCAGTAAATCGGTTGAGACTGAAGTTCTTGAAGTAGTGTACAAAGTCTGGATCATCTTTGAGATGACGGCTGTGATCCTGCATAACTGGATCCATCAGCTCTTCAACGGTTACGCTTTCTCTAGCTTTGGTGAGGAAACTGCTGGCCACTTGTTTGACCCAACTGTGCAACTTGCTGAGGTATTGCGGGCTATTGACCTTGTTTTTGTCTAGCACCCACTCGATGGTGCTGTTCATCTTGTCCCAAATGGCAGTGGCCAAGGCATCCCCATACTCTTCACCGCTCATGGTTTCTTTATTGGCACGTAGCAACACTCGGTTCACACCAGCTGCTATGTCTTGAACCATGGTGGTGTATTCTCTGGGACTCATATAGGCCATTTCTCCGCCACCAATGGGCAAATAGAATTGGCGAGTGTCAGCTGTGATGTCACCACTGCTTTTGAGCACAGTCATTTTGTTGGTAAACTCACGCACAACTTCGAGAGCAATCTTTCTTGCATTCTCGTTGAGCTTCTTCATCTTGGGACGTGTGGCCAAAAGCTGTTGCATATACTGGAAGGTGTGAGTCCAGTTGGGAGCAGTGTCAATATAGTCTGTGGCGTCCTTCATGTGCCCGGTGAGTTCAACAGTGCCCTTGTCATAGGGATTCATAGCTGCAATCACAATACTTTCTCTGGGCAAATGATACTCGTCATTGAATTCTTTTTCTAGAATCAATCTACGCAAGCTGTTGAATACGCTGGCATTCTTGGGACGATTGAACTCATCAAAGAAGATCAAATACTTGTAGGGCTGGCGTTCAAAAGCTTGTTTACGCTCGTCGCTGACTTCTGGATCGCTCATAAATGCATCTGTGTCTTCTTCGATACGCTGCATGATAAACTTGTAGAGAGCTGGTTCACTGAACTTCACACTCATCTCGGTGCCATCACTGCCCGATTCCTTGCCGTCTTTGGGCTTGCGGGCCTCAAGAGTGGTTTCTTTTTTTGACTTCTGGGGCAAAGGAATGCCAGTGATTTCGTCGGGTGTGAGTGTGCTGCAATCGATGTCAATCAGCAGCATGTTCATCTTTTGAGCAACATCAATGGCTTGAGCAGTTTTACCGATACCTGGTGCCCCTGCAATGATGGGCACATAGCTTCTGGCATCTCCTAGCTTGATCTTGGTTTCAATTTGATGTTGTAGAGTTTCTCTCCAGTTCTCAGCAGGCAATGGTGCTGCTCCGGCTAGATCTTTGCCACTGGTATCGGCTATGATTTTTCTCACAGCTTTTTCAGTCAAATCGTATAAGCTGCTGGTGCCACCAATGTGCTGAAACTGTGCCTTCACGTTGGCCAACAAGGCCCGTGCAGCTTGCTGATCGGCCACCGGCACGTTGGCATTCACATACAGCATGATCTGTTCCCATCTACGTGGGCTTGTGCGTATTTCAGTTTCTGCATCATCAAAACTGATGTGTTCGTCCTTGAGCACTTCGTCAAATGCATCAATCACTTCGGGCTTGAGTGCACGCTTGGTGTCATTCTCAAACTTAGTAACCAAGTATTGCAAGATTTCATTTTTGGTAGGCGCGCGATAGGTATACTTCTTGAAGTCCACGTTGAGAGGAATGTCTTCGATGGTTCCGCCCACGTCAGTGAGATTGCTGGCATAGATAACATAGGTGCCTTTGGGCAGTCTGTCATTGCCAATGTTGCCGTTGAGAATACCACGTAGAATGTTTCTCACGTTGGCACTGGTTTGGCGGAAATATTCGTCCAGGAACAAGATTACTCTATATTCACTGCGTATTTCAGCCACTTCTTCGGGAATGGTGTTGTCATCACCGCCCAAACTGGTCCACATCTTCTTGACGTTGCTGTCGCTTCTGTTGATGGCAGCCAGCAGTGAGGCGTCATTGATGGGTTTGGCACGTACCAATTGAGCAGCCAAGTAGCTTTTGCCCAACTGAACATGATAGTTCTCAGTGTCAACAGTTTGAGTGCCGCTGTGACGGCTGTTGCTGGCAGGATCATGGATGATAAACGGAATGTTGATCAAATGCTCCTCAGTAACGTGCGGGGCTTCTACTAGGATCATAGGAAGGCCCAGGAGCTTGCTCATCTGCTTCACAAAGGTGGTTTTACCAATACCTGTGCCGCCAGCCAACATGATGCCAGTGCCGTGGCTGACCTTCATGTTGTCTATGATGTGATTCATCTGGCGAATGCGGGTTTCCACACCGGTGCCAGGAGCCTGCATCACTTTGGGACGCTGACCAGCTCGGCTCACAGTGGTTGCGGGTTTTACTGCGCTGCCCACTTCTGGAGCGGGTGCGGCTGAGGAGGCTGTGCCTTCGCCCTCTGGAGGCTGGGTAGTAGATGCAGCACCTGGTGCAGCCGGCTTGGCAGTTTTGGCAGGTTTGGGAGGAGCAGCTTCCTGCAGGGCTCGTGCTAAAAGACTTCTCATGATGTTAGTCCAGGTTTTGAATCTTGTGCCACAGACGTGGATTGGTTTCGCGAACTCTTTTGATCACATGACCATTTGGGTCACTGACTCCATATACAGCTTCGGCTGGAGGAGCAGCTTTGTGACTTTTGGTTTTGTGAGGGGCTTTCTCTTCAAGTGTGCGTGGGCTTGAAGGAACGGCCGAGGTAGAAAACTGTTTGGCTTTCATGGGCTGGTTGATCCTAAAACTTTTGTGTATTTAGAGTATGATGGCCAAAGCAGCTTGACGCAACAGAGAAAGAAAAACCCGTTTGACTTGATCAAACGGGTTGTTTATTGAAAAGATAACTGGGATTTCAACGTGTGTAGTAGATCCACCAATGATCGCGTCCATAGCTGGTGTGTTCCAGATGGCGCAGCCGACGTTCTAGATCCATGTGATCTACTGCATTGGCTAGATAGCGCTCTTCAGCACTGAGAGTCCAGCTGGCCCACCAAGTTTTGATTGCTTGCCACATGTTAGTAACCCCATCCGTGAAAGTTGTTCTTTTTGAGTGTTTCATTGCGAAAGCGCATAGCATCGTCTAGCATGTCGAAAAACCCTACTACACCTGCCCAAACGGCTTTAAAAACTGTCATCTTCTGTCTCCTTTTGATAACTATACTTACCTTGCAGTGCAGCATAAATCAACAGCAGCAGATCCAGAGCTGGTATGCAAACAGTCTCTGGCCTAGAGGGCGGCTAGAGCTTGCACCTCACGCTTGTAGACAGCTCGGATAGCTTGCGGATTGTTGAGCAGGGCTTCTAGCTCGCCAATTTTGGTTGTGAGACTGGCTATTTCTTCGTCAATCCTGGCGATGCTGTCTTGTGCCCAACGGTAGCTAGGAAAGCCCACAATGCGTTCAAGTTGACTGTCGTCAAGTGGGATGCCCTTGGTAATGGTTCTCACTTTTTGTTCAACATCTTGTTTGGTTCGTGCTGTGGGCAGCCATTGAGGCAGTCGCGCTTCTACACAGGCTTTCACAGCTTGAGCAAAGGCTAGATCTCTGCGCAAAGATTCAATTTCTTTGTTGAATCTCACAGTGTAGTAGCCAAGGCGCCACTGCACAAAGGCCTTGATCAAGTCGGCTGTGTTGTCATACTGTCGAATGCTGCTGTTGTTGAAATCCAGCACAACCAGACGTTGCGTGGTCTTGCTCTTGAGTTTGAGCCAGTTGATGGCATCTTGCTCTGTCCAGCTCTTGACAGTGCCTCTTTTGAAACGAATTTCAATGTTGATGGTCTTGGTGCTGCGATCAGTGTAGCTGTGTATTTGATCTTCGTCTTCCAGTTGGTTCAGTCGTGTTTTGAATCTCTCTAGGCTGAGATCTGGCGGCAGTTCAGTCACTCGCACCAGGCTGTCACCTTCGATTTCTACTCGTCCAGAGAACTCATAACTGTTTTCCGCCAGTTTGTTGACTCCCACTGTCATGTTGTCAAAGCTGGGAATCAATTCGGGAATGGGCTTCCCGTCAATGGCTGCTGCTGTTGCAGCCACAATGCTGCGCAGGCTGTGTGGGAGAATTTCAGTGCTCCAACCCACAGCAATGCCGCTGATACCATTCAATAGCACCAAGGGAATGAGTGGGAGAAAGTTGGCAGGTTCCAACACACTGCCGTCATAATTGGGTTTGAGCGGTACAATGTCTAAATCTGGATACACCAGTGCTTCTGTTGTTTTATTGCGCTTGACGTAGGTATAACGAGGTGCCCCCCACCCATCTGGTGCCACTCGTGTGCCAAATGCACCAATGCCTTCTAGTAAGGGGCGATTGTTGAGATAGGGTGCAGCCAAACGGCTGATGGTTTCGCTGGCGCTGCTGTCTCCGTGTAGATAGACATTCGCAGCTAGCATATCTCCACTCAAGCTGACAGTTTTGATCTTCTCTGTCCTGTTGCGGATTACCCATAGAGCTTTGCGTTGACCATCTTTTAGGCCATCGCACGAACTAGGAATAGCTCTATTTTGTGCTGAGTAAATTGCATACTCCCTTGAACTAGTATTGATAAAGTCACTACTATACGTATGGATCATAGAAGGTGTCATTGTTGTTGAGGTTTGTTTTTGCACTTGCTTCCGTGCCATCTCTTGTAATTCCCTTTGTTGGTGGTTGTTCCACAGTGTTCGCATGTTACTGCGGCATTCATAACACTTAGTCCGGATTGTGTCCTTTGCAATCTAGAATCTCTGTCTAGATGAGACCACTCCTCTTTCACTCTGTCGGATCTCAATGCATACTGTTCAAGCTCTGCCTGAGTAAATTCTTTGCGGGCATGGCGTTCAGATAATTTCTTCCTTCCATTCCAAAAGTTAGGGTCATTGACCATGCGCTGACCAAATCTTTTGAAAAATGGCATGGCAGCGACCTCAGCATCCGTTAACCCATTATTCTTTAGTCTTTGCTCGGCTTTGACTTGGGATATTCTGCGCCCTTTGCTATTCGGGTTATAGTTGATGTGTTTGACGATCCCGTTGACCACATCTTCGTGATCAACAGCTAAATGTTTAATTTGACCATCAGGATACCTATAGATTGCATGACCTTTTTTTCCCGACGGTTTGTGCAGGCCGGCTTCAAAGTTCCGTCTACGTGTTTCGAGCGCTTTCTTGATGATCTCCTCGGTCATCACTATATAATTACCCTTGTTTCCATTATACCCACGGGGATACAAAGTATCAAACTGCTCTATATAATAAATCTCCTGGATTTTATAATATTCATCAGGATGGTCCCCTTCTTCTAGCACCTCAATCACAAAGTCATTGCGCGTGGCTATACCTGTTTCTAAATCTTTCTTGATCCATACTCCGCCTTTGCCTGTCATATGTTTTTCAAATCTATCCATATGATTTTGCTCGGCGCAAATACTGATACCGATATAGCTCTTCAAGTTCTTCAAGTTTGTTATTTTATAGACCTGCTTCATGTGCGCTCCTATCTCCATGCAAGTATATGTATTTATACCTTCATGGAGATAGAATCGAATATCTAAATTGACATCCATGCCTTGCGCATGTCAGCTTTGTCTTTGTTGAAAATCAAGTCTAGTGTTTCAGCTAGCTGTCCATCATCTACCAGCGGAATCAATCGCGGATTGGCCAAACTGTTGGCCCAATCCACTTCCTCCAAACTGCCTAGGCCCTTGGCTCTAGTGGCCTTGGGACAGCCTTTCCAGTCATCGGGATTGTAGTTGGCTACGTCATCTGAATACCAATAGCTGCGTTGCCCTTTCTTGTCCTCTTGAATCACAAACGGCGTGCTGAATACCAAAAAGAATGGTGGCAGCTGAGGATCAAACAAATTGGGCCAGCCAAGGTGAAAGAAATTCACCAGGAGAGCCATGATGTTGGCACCATCTGTGTCAGCGTCGCAAGTGATCCACACTTGACCATAACGCAGTTGACTTCTATCTGCAGGTTGACCCAAAGTCAATCCCACACTGCTCATGATATCCTGCAAAATGGCATTGTCCAGGATGGTCTTGTTGCTCTCGCCTCTCACATTGAGAATCTTACCACGCAGGGGAAGACCACCGTGGATTTCTGGATTTCTCACACTGCTGGCCATGCTGATGGCGCTGTCACCTTCTGTGAGCAGTAGAATACACTTGCTCCTGTCGCGTCCTGTGGCATCCATCAGTTTGGGCACCTTGGTTCGCAGCACCTTGCGTGCCAGCTTGGCAGTTTCAGCATCATCCTTCTTTTGTGTGCGGGCTGCACACCTGGTGTAGATGCTGTTGATCCATTCTGGGTTGTCCTTGACAACTCGTTTGAGAACTCGCTCATCTTCGATACCAGAGCGAATCCACCCATCCACTTCTTCGTTGATCAAACGTGTTTTGCTTTGACTGTCAAAGTCTGGCCTATTCATGCGAGTGACGTTGTAGATCAACAGTCCTTCCAGCACATCACTTCTGTTGGGAGTGAGGCCGCGTCTCCGGCTCTCTCTAGCCAGCACAGTCAGCAAATTACCTACAAAATGTTTGCGAAAGCTGTCGATGTGGCTGCCACCATTGAAGGTGGGAATGTTGTTGACCAAGCTGTGGGCAGCATCGCCGCCAGCTACAAAATCTGGCACCAGCACAAACTGACTAGAGAATCCAGCCCCGCTGTTTTCTACTGTGAGCGAGAAGCTGGCTCTGTTACCAAACAGACCACGCTCTAGATTCTTGATTTTGATAGCTTCGTCATTGTAGGAGAATTTGACGCCTGGGTTGGCTGCTGCCAACTCCACTACCCTATTCCGCACAAATTCACTGGGCAGCGTCATCTGTGAGAACACACGTTGGCTCAGCTTCCAGCTGATGGTGGTGCCGCTACGACCCGCCTTTTTGGTGATTTTGGGAGTGCCTTTCTGTAGCGCATCACCAAAGATCTCATCACCTTCAGCAAAGCTCTGTTGAAAGCGTTGCCCGTCCCTGGTGATGTCTACGCGGAACCACTCGCTGCAAAAATTGACACCACTGGCACCAATGCCATTCATACCGGCAGTGTTGGTGCGCTCGTCAAAGTTGCGTCCGCTCATGAGCTCGCTGAGAGCCAAGGTAGCCTTGTGACATTGATGTTCTTCGTCCCAATCAATAGGGATACCTCTACCATCGTCGCTCACTGAAAATGTCATTGACGCTGGATCATAAGTGATGTCAACTCGGCTGCCATGACCGTGAGCCACTACTTCGTCGAGAGCATTGTCTACTATCTCCCGCCAACAGGTGAATACAGCCGGCACCCATGTGCTGTCTTGCAAGCTGGCATTGCCATTGGCGTAATCTAGTGTGGGCTGTGTGTGGGGGGCGGTGCTGCCATAGTAAACAGTGGTGCGAAGTCGCACATGCTGGTAAGGGGTGAGTTTTCGAATATTATCAGACATGTTCTTTCCTTGTAGGAGTAGTTATAAGCGGAAACAGTGATTATTTCAAGCGCAAAAGACAAAGGGCGGATCGCTCCGCCCTTTGACAGTGATGTTGTGGGAGAAACTTACTCTTCCCGCACACCAAGTAGATTGAGCAGCATTTGAAAGATGTTGATGAAGTTGAGGTAGAGGCTGAGCGCACCAAACAGAGCACTCTTTTGTGGACTGTCAAAACCATACACTTCACCATTGGTGAGATAATCGTTCTTGAGATTCTGTGTGTCATAGGCAGTGAGTCCCACAAACACAATCACACCAATCACGCTGATAGCAAAGGCTACTGCACTGCTGGCTAGGAAAATATTGACCACTCCTGCAATCAAGATACCAACCAGCCCAACCATGAGAAACGTGCCCATGTTGGTGAGATCTCTATTGGTAGTGTAGCCAACCAAGCTGGCTGTGGCAAATGTGGCAGCACTTATAAAGAACACACTGGCAATGCTGGTGGCAGTAAACAACACAAAAATACTGGCCAAGCTCAGCCCCATGCTGGCTGAGAATAGCCAAAACACAGCATTGGCCACACCGTAGCTGAGCCTGTGGATACCAAAACTGAGAACCAGCACGAAAGCCAGCGGAACAAGAGCAAAGATGATGGGCAGCAATCCGCCCTTGAGAGCAGCGCCCAGAACGCTGTAGGTCACCCATGCTGTGGCACCGCTCACTGCCAGTGCGCCAGTCATGAGATTGAAAATACCCAACATGAAGGCACGCAGGCCCTCATCGCTAGCAGCCCCGGACGCAGCTGGTTGGGAGATCGAGTGCAAACTGTCCATGAGAGACTTCCTTTCACAAAAAGTGCAACCAGTTCTGTTCCAAGGCCTGGTTGCCCGCCCGTCAAGATCATGCAGCCTGGGCTACATTCTCGAAAGCCACGTTGTCGTTGGCTTTTGTTTTGTTGACCCGATAATGGTGGTATCATACCAGATATCTAAGTTTGGCCTTCACACTGTCAATCGATCCCTGTCATCCCCGATCTCTGGAGAAGGCGAGACTTGAACTCGCGTCTTGCCCAGCTCATATGCCGCCCGTCAAACAATATCACGTTAATAATAAGAGTCCAGCTGTGTTTTGTCAACTGGGCCTAGCGCCACCAAACTGTATCCAGCTGGGAGGATTGACTCCCAAATTGTTTACGTCAACTAGATTCAGTTGACTGAAGTCTGGACCATCAGCTTGAGGATTGGCCTGTTGCAGTATCGATTTCAAACAGTTGTTGATGTTGGGTGCAACTATTCTCAATGCATTGTTGGTCATGCGATTTAGTGCTGCTGCTACATTGTTGATTTCGGCCGAGATACCATCAAACACTTGTTTCACAGCACTGCCTACTGTGTCAAATACAGCTCGGGCGGCACTGCCCACTGCATCAAAAAACCCACTCACAGCACTGCAAACTGCATTGATGGCACCCCCAATCACACTGCTTACTCCTGTGGCGATAGCAGCTATCAATCCTGTGGCAGCTGAGGTAACAGTGTTGATCAATGCCAATGGCACGCCGATCAGCACATTTGTGATGGCCCCTAGGCCACTGGTGATGCTGTTGAGTGTGTCATTGAATTTGCCCTGCACGCTGCCAATAAACTCCGCGCAATCTTGGCATCTGCCCGGGGTACCCACTTGATTGGGCTTGAACCATGTGTCGATGGCATCAAATATTCTGGTGCCGTTGTCGATCACATTTTGTGCATGACTGTGCATGGCACTCAGTGCGGAGGGCAGTTGGCCAATCTGTCCTATGCTGCCAAAACATTGACTCACTTGAGCTGCCTGTTGTGGTGTGAGATTGGCTTCAGCAGCAGCCATAGCTGCTGCTGCTGGATCGCCCAGCACACTAGGGGTGCGCCCTGCAATTGAGCCGCTGCTCACACTGCTAGCGCCGGCTGTGCTGCCGCTGTAGGCCACACTGGCTGAGTTTTGAACACCAGTGTTGGGATCACCAAACACAGGTGCTGTGTCGGTCTGTTCAATTTTACCAGTGACGTAGTTGAATATGATGTATCGAGGGTTGCTGGCCATTATTCCTTGGTTTGGTTGAGAAATTCAATTGCGCTTTCGCGAGAGGCTGGTTTAACCTTGGCTTTCTTCATCAACTTCTCCAGTTGATTTGTGCTGATGTTGTGTCGCCGCAGCAACAGCTGATAGCTGAGTAGAGAAGCTCGAGACACAGCGGGACTCTGTAGTGAGCGCATAATGTTGGCTTGATCCAGCAGTATTGCCAAGATCCTAGCTGCTACCAACTGATCGTTCCTGTCTAGTGCAGCTTGAGCTCGTTGAAACAGATTTGATGTGCTCTTTCTAGTAGCCGGCGTGCTGCTGGCCAACACTGCATATTTGGTCATAGCATTGGGATAAGCTGGACTTGCTTCGTTGGCAGCTTGTGAGAACAACCTAGCCAATTCCTTTTTGTATTCTTGTTCAAATGCAGTAGGATCCAAGGCTGCCTTGAGAACAAAGGCATAACGTAGTATGGTGTCACGGATCTCTTGATAACGTGTTTCGTAATTCTCGTTGCCCATGATGCGGAATTCAAGGTAACCTCTGTCAAGCTTGAGAAAGTTTACGCTGGTATATTTTTTGAGGTCGATTTTGTCTTTCAAGGTGCTGATCAAGCCAGAGAAGGATCGCTGTTTGGTCCAGTCCCGGCCTTTGAGGTTGGCTGCTGAGATTTTCTTCTTGAGACGCTCAAGATGGCTTTCTGTATAGGTGTTGAGCTCTCGCGAGAACAGCCGCAGGAGATGATCTTCTCCAAGTAACATCAGCAATTTCAGCTTGTCAACTTCTGGTGTTTGGTCATACCAGCTCACACCCACATGCAGGCCAGTTGATTCATTGGTATAGTGGCCATTTTCGGTGATCCACAGCAATATCTTTTTGAGATCTTCAAGCGCAGCGCTCAGAGATACTGGCGGCCCGATGATTTCTATACCATAACCATCGCCTCTTTGATCGGACTTTACGCTGCCGTCATTATCAATTCTGTAGCGATCCAGTTTGTAGTCTGTGGTGGCTGGTTCACTCAAGCCCTTGCGATTCAGCTGCTGGACTATGGCTTCTTCAGCTTCTCTCAGTGTGGGCTGATATGCGCCTTCAACGTATACGCGTGTTTTCTCGCTGTTGGCCCAGCCATATCTGGGTTCGGCGCGAATCTCCGGCCAAATGTCTGCCACAGACACGTCGTGTATGTGATATCCTAGGTCCCCGAACCACAAACTGGGTGTCCATGTGAGCTTGAGCAATTTGGTTGCTATTGCAGTTCTGCCTTTGGCGGTGGTCCAGTTGTTGTCTATCCAGAACTTCTCCAGTTGAGAGGCAGTTCTGCCCACGTTCATCAGTACCGGGTTGCCAAACCATTCTCTGGCATAGTTGATGCTTTGCTCTACAGTGGGTTTGTCCAGCAGGCTTTGCGTGGCGTCGGCATTCTTCTTGATCCACCGGGCAACTAGTGGGCGCACACTGCTGTAGTCAATACTGAAATAGTCTTGTGTACGTTCTGGCGTCTGCAAGACATTTTTTAAACTCATTGACTTCCTTGCAGAAGCTACGCCTAGACCATCAAAACGAGCCACAAACTCCACTTCAAAACCCACACGAAGGCCAGGATCATTCAAGAGATTCTCTTGGTCCTGTGCCGTTACGGTAAGGGCTTCAGTTAGATGGTCTACTCGCATCAGCCTTATTTAAGGCCGAAATTGCAGCCTCTAGAGGGTGATGTTGCTCTTGACTTGCCCGCTGGCCACAGCAGCTTGTAGATCGGTGCATCCACCAATATACACATCATCAATCCATATTTGTGGCACAGTGCGTGCAGTGGGCATCTTTTCCAGCAGTTGTGCTCTGTTCACATAGAACTGATTTGGTGCAGGAGATTGTTCGTTGATACCCGCACTGATGATATACTCACTGTAGGGAATGGAGAGAGTTTGCAGAATGCGCTTGGCTTCTACACAATAGGGACATACTTCCTTGGTCCAGATTTCAGCTTTCATTGAGGTCTCCTTGATACTGCTGCCGTTGTGATTGGTTGCTCAAGTATAAGGGATGTCGAGGGCTGTTGTCTTTGGTTATGCCCAAACACCACACAGGTAGACCACTTTTTTGCAATAGAGCGTTGGCAGCACGGCTATGAGATCGCAAACTCTGGGGCAACACGCCCCATGCTGCTACTACAGCTTGTACTCGAGAGAGGCATTGAGAGATAGCAGGCAAATTACGAGAGCTGCAAGGAATTACTCCGGGCTCAACTAGATGTCGAGGATTGGTAGCTCTATAGTCCATCACATTGCACTTGATCAAACTTCCGTAGCCCCAACGTTGCGCAAAGCCAGTTTCTTTGCGCACAGTAGGATCATCTACTTCAAGATCTGCCACACTGGGATTCATGCCTACAAACAAAATTGCTGGTAGGTTTGAATCCCATACACGGCTGAGCCAAGGCCTGTATCGTCCGCAACTGCTGAACTCGGCATCGGTCACAATTGAAGGGTTTACCTGCAGACGCACACAACCGCCTGGGTTGTGTGCTGCACTATTAACAATTGTGTTCAAATTGGGCTCCATATTTCTTTCAAGGTATAGTCGGGCTCTTGATTTCGTAGAATAGCAAAGACATTATAACATCTTGCATCATCAAACGGAGTGATGTCAAGTAGTTGACCAGTTTCTTTTCTTACTACACTATGGAGTATGGCCACATATTTTTGTGTTTCAATGTTCTGCAAAAAATAATATCCCAGGACTCGGACGCCGCCATACCACGAGGTATATTTGAGACAGTTGTTGTGACAATCCCATTCTTTGCAATGAGGTTTAGGAATCACAGGCACACTGCCCAGCCACGAGCAGTTGATTGATTTTGCAAAATCAATCAACTGGGGGTTTGAACTTGGGAGCTGCATCTTTGCTACATGACTCAATTTTCCATCCTTTAGCAGGGCCATATTTGGGAATTCTGTTCATTCTACTAGCTGCCGACATAGTTGCAAAGGATAGGCCCAGCTTCTCACAAAACCCTTTCAAATTTCCTGTTTGCTCATACTGGGTGCCGTCTGGGGATGTGATACGCCAAATTTTAGACTCGTGATGGGCAGAGCCTGTAACAGGAGTTCTGTTTTCACGGATCCTTTGTTTACGTTCTTCTGAGCAAGGTCCCATCTTTCGTCCTTTGCCCTTTTCTGAGATTTTCTTCTTTGTTGCTTCTGTGTGTTTTTTTGGGCCATAACCGCCGCGCTCTTTTTGAAGTTTTGCCCTCAAGGCACGCTGTTCAAGAGCTTTCTCTTGTGAGCCATATATTTGGTCATAAGTTTTACCTTTGTGATTGGGAGGCCGAGAATCTTCACAAATATTTGTGAGTATACCACCTTTGTCATATCCTTTGCGCCCATATTTTTTGATCAACGAAGCTTCAAGATCATAAGCGATGTCCTCATCAATTATGCCCTCGGCTACGTAGATGATTTTAGGCTCAAAACCAGCTGCACGGATAGCAGCAATTTTATTTTCTTTGTGGACGTTGCGGGTTTCGGGTTTTTCCCACAAATGTGTTGTTGCTCGCCGACCCTTTCCTTTTCCTACATAAAATGGTTGATCTTCTTTACGCGGATCAGCCAGGATATATACGTAATATGTCATTTCAATCTCCTGCACGTTTAATTTTATTTAGTGCAGGAGATTGAATTTACTGCCTACAAACTCAGTCCTTTGAAGGTCTTCTCAGTAACATCCATTTTAGCATCACCGATACGATAGCTTGAGAGCTGCACTTGCTGAGGTGCCACTTGAACTTCCTTGCCGCTGATCCATTTCTGTGTCCAGGGAAGAGGATTGGGTTTGCGTCCATAGGTGTTCTTGAGTCCTGCACTCTCCATGCGCACGCCTGCAATATACTCCACATACTCTTTGAGCAGAGCTGCATTTAGACCAATCATGCTGCCGTCTTTGAATAGGTAATCAGCCCATGCCTTCTCTTGTGCCACTGCTGTTTCAAACAATTGCTGACATGCCGGAGTCAACTCGTCACGGATTTCTGCAAATTCGGGATCGTCCTTGGGCAGCAGTTTGATCAATGTCTGTGTGCTGCCAAGATGTAGATTTTCGTCACGGCAGATCAGCTTGATGATCTTGGCATTACCTTCCATCTTCTTCAGTTCTGCAAATGCAAAACTGCATGCAAAACTCACATAGAATCGCACGCCTTCCAGTGCATTCACACTGTTGAGTGCCATCCACAGTCGGCGCTTGAGTTCACGTCGAGAAACGCTCACAGTTTGGCCATTCACATTGTGAACGCCTTCTCCCAGCATGTGATATTGCATGGTATAGTTGATGAGATCGTCGTAGTGACGTGTGATATCCTGGGCACAGTCAACAATCTCTTGAATGTCTAGCAGGGTGTCCAGTACCTTGCTGGGATCGCTATACACATTTCGTATGATGTGAGTGTAGCTCTTGCTGTGGATTGTCTCGCTGAATGCCCACGTTTGCACCCAAATCTCAAGCTCGGGCAAGCTGATCAAAGGAAGGAACGCAGTGTTGGGCGCACGCCCTTGCACACTGTCCAGAATGATCTGGCGCTTGAGATTTGAGGTAAAAATGTGCTGCTCATGTGGAGTGAGCGCACGAAAGTCTTTGCTGTCTTTGCCCAAGTCGATTTCTTGTGGGCGCCAAAAGAAGCTCAGCTGCTCTTCGGTAAGACGATCAAACACACGATACTTCATGCGGTCATAGCGTGCCACAGTGGTAGTGCCACCGTCATCAAGAAATGCCAGGGCTTGTGTGTGATCGCGGTGATTGGTGCTGTCTAGCGTTTGAAAGCTCATTTGGGTTCTCTCATATCTACAGTTTGTATTGTAGAGTGTGTGGCGTTTATAGCAAGAGGCGCAGTTGCACTTAGATGGTGCAACTGTCGCAATTCTCTTCGTCCGTTGGCGGGGACGCAGTAGGATTTTGATTGTCTTTGATCATTTGATCAGCATCCACTTCTGCTTGCCCATCCTGAACGTTGAAATAATAGGCAGTTTTGATCCCCCACTTGTAGGCCAACAGCATGTGACGCAGTAGGTCACTCATGGGCAACTGCTTGTCTGGATAGAAGGCTGGATTGTAGCTGGTGTTGGCTGAGATGGTTTGATCCATCCAGCGTTGCAGCACAGCACAGATCTTGAGATAGCCTTCTGGATTGGGCTGATCCCACAGCAGTTCATAACGATTCTTCAGTCGACGATACTCTGGCACCACCTGCTTCATCACGCCATCCTTGCTCTGCTTCACACTTATGAGACTGCGCGGTGGCTCAATGCCATTGGTTGAGTTGCTGATCAAGCTGGATGCCTCGCTGGGCATGCAGGCCAGCAGCGTTGTGTTGCGGATGCCATAGGAGCGCAGATCCTCACGCAGCTTGTCCCAAGGCAGCCGTTCATGATAGCCAACCAGTTCGTCTGTGTCCCTTTTGCGTGTGTCAATGGGCACAATACCTTGGCTGTATTTGCTCTTTCTGCTGCCATCTGGTGCGCCACGCTCGATAGCTAGATCCACACTGGCACGAATCATATAATAGCTCCATGCCTCTGCATACTCATCCAGTGTGGACAGGCTGCTGTCATCGCTATACTTGAAGCCCATCTTGGCAATCCAGTAGGCCAAGTTTACGATACCGATACCTAGTGGACGGAACAAGCGGGTGTGGGCCTCAGCAGCCCGCACAGGATATTCCTGATAGTCCAGCAGTGCATCAAGAGCCCGAACTGCCAGTTTGCATGGCTTTTCGAAGTCCTTGGGTTCGCGAATCTTGCCCCAATTGATCGCTGCAAGAGTACACAAGGCGATGGCTGGATTTTCGTCTTCGATGCTTTGAAGCGGCATGGTAGGCAGGGTAATTTCTGCACAAAGGTTGCTTTGACGAATTGGGGCCTCACTCTCAATGTAGCTGCCATGAGTGTTGACGTGATCCACATTCATCCAGTAGATACGACCAGTGTTCTTGCGCTCGTTCATAAAAGTGGTAAACAAGTCCACTGCCTTAACTGTTTTCTTGCGGATGCCAGGAGTGGCTTCATAACGCTCGTAGAGAGTTCTAAATTGGTCTTGATCAGCAAAGAAGGCATCATAAAGACCTGGCACATCGCTGGGACTGAAGAGGGTGATGTTGCCGCCGCCAATCAGTCGCTCATATGCCAGCTTGTTGAACTGCACGCCATAATCGATGTGACGAGCTCGGTTGTCTTCGGTGCCTTTGTTGTTTTTGAGCACCACCAGTTCATCAAATTCAAGATGCCAAAATGGGAAATAGGCAGTGGCAGCACCACCACGCACACCGCCTTGATTGCAGCTCTTTACACTGCTTTGGAACAGTTTCACAAAAGGAACCACACCTGTGTGGTAAGCATCGCCACCACGAATGGGGCTGTTGACTGCACGAATGCGACCAATATTGAGACCGATACCTGCCTTTCTGCTCACATAGCGCACCACTGCATGACTTACTGCACTGATTGAATCAAGGCTGTCGTCGCTTTCGATCAGCACACAACTGCTGAATTGTTTTTGTGGAGTGCGGACGCCAGCCATGATGGGTGTGGGCAAGCTGATGTCATGAGTGCTGATGGCATCATAGAATTCTTTTACCCACTTGAGGCGTGTGGCCTGCGGATAGTCATGAAACAAGGTGGCAGCAATCAGCATCAGTGCCATCTGCGGAGTTTCAAACAGCTCTCCTGTGACTCTGTTCTTGACCAAATACTTGCCACGCCACTGTTCCATGGCAGCAAAGGTGAGATCAAAATCTCTGTCATGATCTAGATAGGTGTCAAGCACAGAAAATTCTTCTGGATTATACCAACCCAGCAGTTCTTGTGAGTAGAAGCCTTTGTTGACCACATGCGACACATGATCTCGCAAGTTGGGAACAGAGAAGTCTCCATATGCTTCTTTGCGGATGTGGTGATTGACCAATCTAGCAGCCACAAACTGATAGTTGGGTGCATCTAGGTCAATGAGATCAGCTGCTGCCTTGATCAGTGTTTCTTGAATGTCTACTGTGCGGATGCCATTGTAGAATTGCAACTGACTGCGGATTTCAACCTCACTGGCACTTACTCCACTTAGACCTTCAGTGGCCCACAACACCTGTCGATGTATCTTCTCAATGTCTAGTGGTTCTTGGGATCCGTCTCTTTTTGAGACCAAAATGGGCTCGGCAGGCCTTGAAGTCATGTTCTAGTCCTCTTGTGATTGTCTTGCGGTTTTGAATAGTGTTTGCTCAACGAGCGTAGGATATTTAAAATGCCGAACACAGGATAAATGGCAAAGATAAAAGATTATTTTGGTCATACCTGTTGCCACTTTTTGTCAATCCAGTGCCATCTAGCTTGAGTGTAGATAGCTTTTAAGCTGTTGCGATTGACTCTGTCAACAAATCCGTGATTGAGCAAGTAACCATGTGTGGCACACACAATCTTCTCGATGCTGTGATCGCGATCGTTGATCAAGCGCAACTGTAGATCTTCAAAGGTTGTGGGATCAGCCAGCATCAACGTGTAGGCTATGCCCAAGCTGTGACTGCTGGTGCAGTATCTGTTGTTGTAGATCAATTCCCAAGGATTGGGCCAAGTGGAGCAGTTGTCCCAGTCTAGCACACGATTCTCAAAGCCGGCTTGACGCCAAAAGGCCAAACAGAGATCAATTTTGGCATCAACTGATGGCTGTGCTGCTATCTCTGCTCGCAGGTTTTTCCACTCTGCTGTGCGTTGACTTCGTGAGAGCAAAAACGGATTCATAAGAGATTATAGCCGGGATTTAGACTATATGCCAAGTGTTGAGAGTACCATCAAAAACAAGATTGATAATGGCACTGTTGGTATTCATTGTATAAGGTGCTCCGGCTGCACCTGTGCCTACTGCATCACTACCTGCTGGCTGCACAGTGATGTTGTTCACTGAAGCGTTGTTTTCTCCATCCTTGATGGTCAAACTGCGACCGTTCAATCCAGCAGGTAGATCCACTTGCACAGTGTCTGTGGCAGTGCGTATTACTATGATGTCATCGTCTGTTTGCACAGTGTCAGTGTAGGGACTTGTTCCAGTTGGTATTCTGATGTTGCGATATACGCTAGCTGTGATCAAGTCTCCGCTCATTCGCGAGTTGCCAACCACATGGAGATTGTAGCCAGGAGTTGCAGTACCAATGCCCAATCTACTGGTGCTGGGATTGAAAGTGAGCAATGCTGCTGTATTCACATCATTTGCCCCGCTGGCATTGGCCAATACTGCTAGGAAATACACAGCATTGGTTGCTGTTGCAGTAGTATTCACTTGAGCTGTGCTGCTGGCAGACAAATTGGTTTCAAGATTGTTGAGAATAAGATTGCTGGTACCAAGATCGCTGATGCTAGGGCTGACATCAAAACGATCACTTATACTAGCACACAACAAGCTAGAGGCATCCCATAGGATTGGAGGAACCACACTTGTGGCACCAACATTAGTATAGGTATTGTTGAGACTGACAACACCGGGATTGGGGCTCACCACTTGAATGCCATAATCGTCAATATCCTCAAACAGACTGCTGCTTACTCTAGTAAGATTGGGTCCATTGTTGGGATTGGGGTCAGGCGCTATTCTATTTTCTGTGAGGATACCTTTGTACAGGTTGGTAAATTGGCAGCGCTCAAAAAGAAGATTGGCCACTTCGTCT